CGTTATTCTTTTTTTAGGGAACTTACTCCAGGTTCCCTTTTTGTTTTTTTAGTGCTTTGTGTTATATATTCTACATCTATAGAACTTTATAACTAAAGGATATCCTATGCCTTCAATGCCTCGATGGAATAGTAAAGCTAAGAAGATAGCATTTGCTATCATTGGCCCTCCTGAGAATATGCTCGACATCTCAACTCCAAAAGAAAAAAAGATTCGCAAACGTTTAATATATGAAGAGGGTCAATGGGCAAGATAAAGCAGGTTAAAAAATCTATAAAAATAGTTAAGATAGGCAAGAACATAAAAGTAAAACCAGGTATTGAAGTGAAAAAAAACAGATTAAAAGGAAAAGTAGTTAATCATCTAAAGGATGATATGAAGAACTATAAAAAAGAATATAATGAAGATAAAGAACTTATAAAAGATCTTAAGTATAAAAAAAATAAAAAGAAAAAAACAAAAGTTAAAAAATAGATTAAGCTACTACTTTGTCTTGTAAAGACATATCTTAATAGGATATGTCTTATTTATCCTTGTGGGTTTACCTCCTTTTTATCCCACAAGGATAAAGTTATTATAGTAATTAAGGATATTAATGATCAATAAAATTACAGTAGGGAAAGCTTCTAATGATTTGATGCTAAAGACTCATGATGAAGTTAGTGTGATTGATCAAGAAAGAGAAATGCATAAAGGTATATTAGAAGAACTTTATGTATGTATTGGTAGTAATAAAGATAAATATCAAGGAGATTTCTTTATAGTAATGTTGCGTAAACGTGAAAGGGCAATGTCGAATGTTTTCAGGAATTATTTCTTTGCTCGCAAGTCTTGTCCTACTCCTACTTTTGATCAAACTGTTTTTAAATACCATAGAGAACATGATGCTTTAGAATTCATATGGGTAATTCCCGACATGGAAACTGCAACTATATTCAAAGGTTATGCTCTTGAAGTAGAACCAGAAGAGCGTGAACTACTAAAGTTTGTTCTTGATTTTTATAATGGTACGCTTGATGAAGTAGCTAGAAAATTAAATAATGAAGGAATATAAAAATATGGAAGATACTGTTATGGAAGAACGTCAAAATTTTTTCGTTGATTATGAAAATTCTCCTCAAGAGCAACCAGTTGAACAAGAAGTAGTTGCTAATGAACAAGCAGTACAAGAAGCAGTGCAAGAAGTAGAACAACCAGTACAAAAAAAAGCAGAACAACAAGAACCAAATGCCGTTCGACGTTTAAGAGAAGAGAAGCAACGTTTAGAACGTGAAAAATCTGAAATGGCTAATCGATTAAAGCAACTTGAAGAATCACATAAAGCATCACAATCGTCTTATGATGCTGATGATCTTGTTCCACGAAAATATGTTGATGATCAGCTCAAGGAAATAAGACAGCAAGCTCAGCGAAATGCTGATGAATATAGATTGAAATCTCAATATCCTGATTATGATAAGGTAGTTAATAATGCAACTATTTCTATACTTGAAGAGAAAAACCCTGCGCTTGCAAAAGCTATTGGTCAAGTATATGAACGAGATCAATATTCTGCTGCATCAGCTGCGTATGAAGCTATAAAGAATATGGGGATATATACAGAAGATTCTTTCTCTCAAGATCGGGAACGTGCTCAATTAAATGCCGGAAAACCAAGACCGACACAATCTGTATCTCCTGCAAAAGGATTGAGTCCTATTGCATCAGCAAACGCATTTGCTGATGATCTATCAAATGAAAGTTATAGAAAAAAGATGTGGGAAGAAACTAAATTATATATGAAGAACAGATAAGAATTTCATTCTACGAATTTCATTCTACGAATTTCATTCTACGAATTTCATTCTACGAATTTCATTCCTTTTTTCTTAGATTCCCATTCTCTTTAATTAGAGTGTGGGAATATTTATTTTAAAATGGCCTCAGGTCCTCATAACAAGGACCTGAGGATTATCTTACCCCTAGAAGGAGGGTAAGTTGAGTAGGAATGAAGCTTAAAAATCATATACATATAAATAATTTAGTTCAAATTTATTTGATTTTTTATCTGTATCGCGGTTGAATATCTGTGGCAGTAACAGTTTAAAACTGTATCGAGAATTCGCCAGCTCATGAACCGTAACAGTCATTGACTGTTCAGTCGATGACTGTATTTGAGAAGTCGTTCAGCTCACGGACAGTATTCGCTTTCGTCGAGAATTCGGCGGAACACGATCAAGCGTCGTCCACTTAAGTATGTAAATCTTATATATTTAAGGAAAAACACAATGGCTATAACTACTACGAGTTCATTGCCTGCTCCGGTTCAACAGTCGTTTTCACACAAACTGTTGTCAGTTCCGGTGCCGAATATGATCCACCAAATTCCTGCCATGAAGAAAAACATGCCAAGGAACGGTGGTAGATTTTTACGTATGAGAAGATATAAACCACTTCCTACAGCTTTAGTGCCACTAGGAAATACCGGTGTAACTCCTCCTGCAGTTCCTCTTACCGCAATTGATATTGACGCAGAAATTAGTTTCTATGGGCAATATATACAGCTCAATGAACAGGTAACTCTGCAAAATCAGGACCCTATTTATAATAAAATCCAGCATGGGGTCGGTAAATCTTTTCTAATTGACTTGGAAACCGAAGTAGTTTTTAACTAACCGGCAACAGGGGCCAAGGAATTAGATCGAAGGATTACTTTTTAAAGGATGAAGATGCCATCGAGAATTAAGTTTACGAATTTCCTCAAGACAAGCCTGACGAAGAGCAATAGTCTCAGTAGAGAGTTTATTGCAGCCAAGTTTTGCAGTATAGGTTTTTCGGAATCTAATCATGATCTCGCATTGTTCTTTTTTGATAACCAAGTATGGAAGGATTTGTTCACAAAGATCAAGGAGTCTGTCTCCGGTAGCGTTCCAAGTGAAAACTTCTCTTTCAAACTTCCTGCTAGAAGTAGATCGGTATCGTGTGGAAGAAGTTCCACTAAATGTATTATCGATCCAATTGAGCAGTCTTTTATCGGTGTTATCAATTTTAAGAAGCCCTCTATAATGTTCGGTGACATAACCGTCCCCTTCTTTTTTGGGCAACTTACACATAAAGAAACAGCCTTCTCCATCAACTATACCAGCCATATATGCCAGATCAACTGGTCTATATTCAGTTGGAATGTAATCCAAAGATCTCTTATAGTATTGTCTTCGTTCTTTCACGAATTATCCTTTATATTAAATGGTTTATTTAATCAGTATCACTATTTAATTATAAACGAAGCAAAACTATTTGTCCAGGCTGAACGACTAAGTGAAAAGACCTCGAAAGAGGATGCGATAGTCTGAGCTCCGATCGATAAGACGGAGAGGTGGGATCGAAGAATCCTGCCCGCCTAGAAATAGGTCACAAAAGTAACAGAATAATGGTGCTTAATGAAGCAGCTGCACGTCTTGGTGTATCTTTGCGTCAAACAGAAGATGAGCTAACGAGAAATATGCTCGCAGCTACAGCTAGTTTTATTAACTGTACTGGTGGTGTTAACGGAGACCAGCCAACTGAAATTACACGTTCAGATGTTGATACAGTTGTTCGTACATTGTTAGATAACAATGCATATACCATTTTAGATAACATCGAAGGTGAAGATAAGTTTGGTACAGCTCCAGTACGTGATGCATATTTTGCATTGTGTTCTACACAGCTTACTGGTGATCTTGATAACGTTGTTGGATTTATCCAAAAGAACCAATATCCAGCGCCTATGAATGCATTGCGTTCAGAATGGGGCTCTATTGGTAATCTACGTTTCTTGGTTTCATCAATTGGATCAGTAAATCCATTAGCTTCAACAAACGGTGCGAATGTTTATAACATTTTCTGCGTTGGTATGGAAGCATATGCAGTTATTGAGCAAGATGGTTATTCTGCAGCCTTTATTTATAGACCACCTATATATGATGGTCCTCTAGCATTAAATGCTTCAGTAGGTTGGAAAATGGCTCAAGTGCCAAGAATTACCAACGACCAATGGATCATCAATTTACGTGCTACATTAGCTTAAGGAGAAACTATGTCTACAAATACTTTAGATTTACAAGGTAGATTTACTTCTACGGGTGCTAATGTTCAATTGAATCTTCGTTCTGGATGGGATTGGATTAAAGTGTTTAATGAAACAGTTCTTTTTGCTGCCGGTGGTGGCAATGGAGCTGAATTCTATTTCCAAAATGGTATGCCTAATGGACGTGGTACTGTCTATACAAAAGAAGCTACTATTGGTGCTTTGGTTCCAACCCAAATAGCTGCTAATTCTGGATTCTTTTATTTAGATACATCATCGAGTCCTATTGGTGCTTCAGCTGCATTAACAGGTATTACTGCTGCTAATCCTCCTGTGGTTACTTCTAATGGCCATGGTCTTTCTGTTGGGAACATTGTTAGATTTAATACATTGAACAATCAGCCACAAATTGGTGGAATGGATTTCACTATTACTGCCGAAAACACAAATACTTTTACGGTTGGTAATATCAACTTATTGAATTCAACTGCAACAACTACCGGTTTCTGGACTTTGATTGCTCATGATCATGTTTGGTATCCTGCAAGTAGAACTGTTACCTATATAAGAAGTGCTGCTCAAGCAGTTATATATCTTTCAGTAACTCATGGTTACCAAGTAGGACAATCAGTAAGATTATCCTTCCCAAGCGCTTCAGGTGGTAGCTCAGTTTGGGGTGTTTATGCTGCTCTTGATGGTGTTGAAGTTACTATCACTGCAGTTAATGTTGCTCGTGCTGGTAGCGAACCAACTAATAGTGGCGTAGCTAACAACATTGTTGTTGATTACGATACTTCAGCATTTGCTGCATGGAATACTGTGTTTGGTTCATCAAACAATCAAGCATATCCTGCATCTGCTAAAGTACCTTTCACAAATGCACAAGTTGTGCCTATTGGTGAAGATACTGCATATGCATTGCAACAAAACGTAAACATATTGTCTGGTGCTACTGTTAATACAGCAATTATCGGTGTTACTTTACAAGCTGGTGCTGGTTCACCTGCTGGTCAAAATAACGACGTTATTTACTGGATTGCTGGAACATCTTTCAGTAATGATTTGTTATAAATAGTGTGGGGAGAGGGCGCTCTCTCCCCTTTTTTTATGAGGTATATATATGAAGACGATACAACAACAAGAAGAAAAGAAGATCGCTACACAAAAAGATTTAAAAGTTCTGTGTGAACGCGATCGTGAAAAAGTAAAAGGTATTTTTCGTTTTTATGAATGTGAAGGTGGAACGTTAACTTTCTCATTGAAGCTTTATAAATGGGACGATGTAGAGAGATATACTTTTATTGATGGTGAGATTTATTCTATTCCACTAGGAGTTGCTAAGCATTTAAATAAGAATGGTTGGTATCCAGTTCATTCGTATCAAATGGATGAATTAGGTAATAGATTAGCTCGTGTAGGATCTAAAAAAAGAAGATTTGGCTTTCAAAGTTTAGAGTTTATTGATCTTCAAGAGATCGGTGAATCGAAAGCTTCGGAAATTGTAACGATAACACACGTGTAATTATGAGTATATCAGCATTACAATTTCCTACATTCAAACCTGCAATGCGGATTATAACAAATATTACCAATGATAATCCAGCTATTATTACCACAAGTTTTGATAACAGTTACATTACTGGAACTATTGTTCGCATTACCGTTCCTTTTCAGGATGGTTATTATCCATGGGGAATGAGAGAGATAAATAACCAAAAGGGGAAGATAACAGTTATTAATACTACCCAGTTTAGTATTAATATAGATACAACTAATTATGAACCATTTAGAATTCCAATTGTCCCTCCTAATGATGTAATACGATTTACTACACAGTTACCACAAGTAGTACCTTTTGGGGAAGATAATAGTATTTTAACAGCAGCGATAACAAATGTTTTATAAAAATTTTGCACAGTGTTAGGCTCATTATATGAAATATAAAGGATTACAATCCGAAGGATAGATTATGGCATTGCCTGCAGATTCAACGCTTCAAGCGATATATATTAAGATACGACAACTTACTCGTAGTCCGAGTGAGTCTATGTTGTCTACACCTGACATGGATCAACAGATCAATACATTTGTTCTTTATGATTTTCCAGAACATCTGAGGTTGTTTGCTTTAAAAACTACCTTTTCATTTTTTACACAACCTAATATAGATACATATGCTCCATCTAATGATATAAATGACCCGCTTTATAATTTTAATCAGATCTATACTAGTTTTGAGCCTCCTGTTTATATTGCTGGATATGAAGTTTCCTATGCTCAAAGTAGAGAAGGTTTTTATCGAGCATTTCCAATTGTAAACAGTATTTCTAATACACAGCTAACTGGTGATGGACTTACTACCGTTTTTAATGGATTCTTACAACAGATTCCGGTTCTTCAAAAGCAGGTAGTATTTACTGCTAAAGATATTAATAATGTTGGATTGGTGCTCTATGATGATGGTTTAGGAAATTTATTAAGTCCTCAAGGTGTACTATTGCAATTTTATGGATCTATAAATTATCTTACCGGTCAATTTAATCTGCAGTTTCCTTCTCCTCCTGCTGCACAACAACCTATTATTTCTCAAACGTATTCATATACTCCGGGCCGGCCTACCATGATGTTATATTATGACACTATGTTTACACTAAGACCGGTTCCAGATATATCATATAAAGTTACGCTTAATGCATATATTAGACCAACACAGCTTTTACAGTTTAATCAATCTCCGCAACTTGAACAGTGGTGGCAATATATAGCTTATGGTGCTGCAAAGAAAGTATTTGAAAACAGAATGGATCTTGAATCAGTAGCGCTTATAATGCCTGAATATAAAAAACAGGAAAGTTTGGTATTACGAGCGACGATACAACAACAATCTAATCAACGCGTACCAACAATATATACAGTTAATACACAGACGTCTGGATTCAATCCATACGGTAATAATTGATAAATAAATAAATTTGTAAAGGATAGAGAGTGTCATATAATCCTTCGATTCCGCAACCAACTGATATACCAGCTAACTCGCAACCACAGATTTTAGCTAATTTTCAGGCAATAAATACACTAGTTGATGTTAACCATGTAGCATTCGATCAGCCGGATCAAGGCAAACATAAATGGGTAAGTTTTCCTGATCAACTACTTGCTGTTCCTGCAACGCTTAATACTGAAATAGCTCTTTTTAGTGCAAGCAATGTGAACACAGGAAACATAGAATTAAATCTTGTTCGTCAAAATAATGGAGCCGTTATACCATTTACAGCAACGGACGGCACAGCTAATGGATGGACTATGTTACCTTCAGGCATATTAATGAAATGGGGAACTTCATCAGTAGTTGGTGGAGTGGGATCTATAAATGCGAATGCTATAGGTTCAGGAAAACTATTCACACAACTTTATTTTGCAATGGTATCTAATGGTGCCAATGTAATGGATAATACATATGTATCCGGTGGAGCAGTATTACCAATTCCAAATCAATTTAATTTTCGAGTTGTGTCTCAGCAAAGAAATACAACAGGAGTTCCATTAGCTGCTTTTGTTAAATGGATTGCAATAGGAGTATAACATGGCACAAACACAAAGATTCTTAATAGCTCCATATGGAACAGGTTTACAGAATGATGTTAAACCCTGGCTAATACCGGAGGATGCATTCTCAGATTTACAGAATCTTTATGTTTGGAGAAGTCGTGTACTCAAACGATTAGGATCTGCACTTCTTTTTGGTAATATGCCATCAACGCAAAATCCACAATTGATATCTCGTTTAAGAGTTTTTTTAGGTAATACTGACGGATCGGGAAATTTATCAGGAACTGTTCCTGGAACAGCATTCAAAGTTGGTCAGTTATTCTCTGTAGGAAATGATCTATTTACCGTATTTCAAACGGGAACTCCGGCAGCTATGTTACATACGGGATTGGCTACCGGAACATTTAATACATCTAATGGTGCATTTGTTATTACCGGTGCTACACCAGCAACACCTGTTTATTTTTATACTGCACAACCTGTTATGGGATTTGCAGTTTTAGAAACCAATTCAGTTAACTTTGAAAGATATTTAGCATTTGATCAGCAGTTTTCTTATGAATTTATTTCAGGAACTGGATGGACACGATTAACTTCAGGCGCTGCAACTTGGACTGGTTCCAACAGTGATTTCTTCTATTCATCAATGTATCGATCTGTTGCATCAAATGATCTTGCTCTATTTACAACTAATGATACGATAGCAGATGGCATAAGATATTTTCTAGCATCTACTAACACGTGGACACAATTAACACAATCATATAGTGCTTCAGCTAATACTGGTATTATAACCGCTCGTATAGTGATTCAGTTTAAGGGAAGATTACTTTTATTTAATACGTGGGAACAACCTGGAGTTGCTGCTCCAGCACAATACCAAAATAGAGTACGATACTCTCAAATAGGAAACCCTACTGCTGTCGATGCATGGTATGATGCTGCAAATGGATATTATGGTAAAGGAGGATTCTTAGATGCTCCGGTACAAGAACAGATAGTATCAACTCAAATATTTAGAGATCGTATGATTGTCTATTTTGAGAGAAGTACATGGGAATTGGTTTATACCAATAATGAGATACAACCATTACGTTGGCAGAACATAAACATTGAGTTAGGTAGTGAATCGACTTTTAGTTTGATTCCATTTGATAAAGGAATAATGGGTATAGGAGAAGTTGGAGTACACGTTAGCAACGGTATTAATGTTAGCCGTATTGATGATAAAATTCCTGATTATGTTTTTGCGATTAGCAACTCTAATGAAGGCCCGCAACGAGTGCAGGGAATAAGAGATTACCAGAATGAACTTGCCTATTGGACAGTTCCAACGGTAGATACATCTAATGCACAGTTGATCTATCCTAATCAGTTATTGGTATATAATTATAAGAATAGTTCATGGGCAACATGGGATGATTCTATTACCGCTTTTGGATATATTAATTTTTCTAATGCATTATCATGGAGCCAATTAACCACCTATACATGGGAAGATTGGGAAACTACGTGGAATGAAGGTTCTAACCAACCAAGAATGATACGTGTAGTTGCTGGTAACCAAGAAGGATTCACCTTCTATATAACAAGAGATGTAGCACGATGTGCATCAGCATTACAGATTACTAATATTACCTATACATCAACATTGATTACACTTAATGTTATAAGTCATAATATAACTAATCAACAATGGATACTGCTAGAGTATATTCAAGGAAGCGGTAATATTACCAATTTAAATCAAGGTATCTATGCAGTTATTTCAACAACAGCAGATACGATTGTTATACAAAATAGAAATGTAACGACTGGAACCTATTCAGGTGGTGGCACTATTGCTCTTGTTCCACAAATAAATCTTACGACTAAACAGTACAATTTCTTTTTAGAAAAAGGTATTAACTTTTCAGTAAGTAAGATGGATTTCTTGATAGATAGAAGTTCTCAAGGTGAAGTTTCGGTAAATATAATGCCAAGCACTGGTGGTCCAATTCAGGAATTAACTTTAGAAACAAGTCCTTACAATCCGGTATATTATCCTTATGAGCAGTTCCAAGATCAACTATGGCATTCTATATATCCACAAGGAACAGGATCATTCTTACAATTTAATATTACATGGAATCCTGATCAAATGATTTTACCGGATGTATCTCTTGAAGACTTTACACTTCATTCTATGTTATTCTATGCAACTCCTACTGACAGTAGATTACAATAAGATAAGTATATGATACTATAAAGATATTAATCTTATATAGGGGATCATATGGCAAGAGCAAAAGGTATACCTGGTTATTACTCGACTACTGAGGCTATGGAATTCTTTGGCATTATCAAAAACACATTGAAAAGATGGGCACGTAGAGGATATTTAAGTTTCATTGTTGAAGAAAAAACAATACATCGATACTATGACGTTCACGAATGTCAGGAACTATTTAATGCTATTGAGAAGATAGAATCAAAAGAGTTCATTGGTTCAGAGCAGTTAAATGAAGATAAGAAATATAGAAGTAGTAACTGGATAGTATTCAGAAGAGATAGATGTAAGAAACTAAAAGGTTATCCACATCCTGTGAGACCATCACATATATTCTATAAAAGAAAAGATGTTGAAGACCTTTTGGAGAAAATGCCTGAAAGAAGATATCTTTTAAAAAAATGGGGTGAAGTATAATGTTGAGACAAGTCTCGTTGAATTCCTGTTATTTTTTAGTTAATAAAAAGCCCTAAATTTGTGTCTGATAATGCATCTTATGTAAAAACAGGACTTTATTGGTCTTTTTTGATATGATGAAAATGTGTTTTGGATAAAGATAATATAGCATAATGAGATGAAAAAAGATATGAATGAAAAAATAAATGAATCTAAGAAAAAAGTAACTTTTTATTTAGATAAAAATTCAGAAGATCTTTTAATAGATATTTTTATAAATAGATTAAAATCATCTAATAAGTCAGATAAGTCCTCTATTATATGCGAGGCTATAGAACTCCTACATCAAAAGGATCTAGATGATTTATATGAACCATTAAGTGAAGAAGTATTAAATAGTAAACTTAATGAGTTAAGGCAACTTCCAGAAATACAAGAATATGAACAATTAGCTAAATTTTTAAAATATTTAAAAAGTCGAGAATAATTTAATTAGAATTACGCAGCAGCTGCTGCGTAATTAAGGAGGGATATTAAGCGGGATGTATTGTCCATGGAGTTAAACCATGAGCCCTTTACTTCCCAACCCCTTTAATATCTTAAAAAGGCTCTGTAATGTAAAATCTTTTTTGGTGTCAGCCCTCATTGCTTGCACAACGGTAGGCGATACTCCAGCTAACTTGGCAAGCTTACGCACAGAGATATTATCTTTCTCCATAGCAGCAAGAATAAGATCGGAGAGAAGGAACTCCTGGCGTTCTTCATTGTATTTTTTTAGCTCTTTTGTACTAAGTGAGTCCAAAAATTCTTGTATTGTTGATTTCGTTTTTTTAGTCATAGTACGTCCCCAATTTAACTCGGTTAATATAATCCTGCTTAGCCTTTAGCGCTTTCTGCTTTTCTAAACGCTAGTTCTTTAGATATTCCAATACAACATAGGTTGTAGTAAATGCACTGTAATCTATGGCAGTTGTTATGTATATGTTCGTATCATCTACACTTATAATGATGTTCTCATTGAGTACGGAACTAGCATAAGGAATAGGAATGCCAGCTCCCGTTGAATTGGTTGCAGTTGCATAGATGCGAGTCCATGATGCTATGCCAGCATTAAAATTAGCTATGTTATGAGCAACTATCTTTGTGGTTGCATTAGGTAATGCTCCAAAGTTAACAACTAAACGATATGCATTACGGAATGGTGATTGGTCTGGTGTTGTTAACGTATTCTTGAACCATACTTGGCTATTGAGTATCTCAGTAGTTACATAATATCCTGTTTCCTTAATGTTCAAGACATTCGCTATATTGTTATAGTTATGGGTACTTGAGATAATAAAATTCTTTATCTGTGGATCAAGATTCTCAATTTGAGAAGGAGACTCAGGATCAAATATAGATGTTAATGGTAAAAAAACTCCAAAATCGTTTGTGACTGGCATACTAAATCCTTTTGAAAAATTAGGGCGACGTATTATGCTAACACCATATATTCAAAAATTCAAAATTGATGGGAGTATTGCATGGATCCGATAACAATATCATTAATAGCTGGTGGTGTTTCAACACTTGCCGGACTTATTGGTGGCTGGATAAAAAAACATAAAAAACAAAAAAATATAAAAAGGGGAAATACTCCAGTCAAGTTTAGTGATGATGATATTAAACTTGTTCAAACCCTTCCTGAACCTTTACAGAAGATTGCCCTTCAATATGCTGATCAATTTGCAAAGAATCCAGATGATTTCATAGGAAAATTCCCATCATTAGATACTAAAGATATGGAAAGTATCATACAAAAAGATCTTCCTACGGGTCAAGAACTTGGGTTTGATGAACTCCATAATAACATTCCAGAACTTATGCAAGATACAGAATTCGGGCCTATTGCTGATCTAGCTCGCAAACAGTTCAATGAAGAAACCGTTCCTAATCTTGCTGAACGATTCGCAGGTTCCGGTGGCCTTAACTCGAGTGCTCTTATAGGTCAACTTGGTAAAGCAGGATCAGATCTAGAATCAAAACTTGCAGCTATGAAATCTCAACATGGATTAGAGCGTGCAGGAACTTTAGGATCACTAACTCAAGGACAGCAAGCTTTAGGATTAACAAGATCAAAAGATATTGCTTCATTGGGTATGGGTTTGAGAAATCAACAATTCAATCAACGTGAATCACTTGCAAACCTTAGACTTGCACAGAATCAACAGGAGTTAGCACGTAGAGGACAATCACTTGGTACATTAGGTGATATGTATCGAAATAGCCAACTTTCTTCTTTAAAACTAAATGGCGGCAACGGATTTAATGATTTAACTCAAGTAGGTTCAGGCATATTAGGTAAAGGCTTTAAAGCATACTTAGGAGGAATATAATATGCAAGATAGAAACTGGGGATTACGAGCACTCGTTGAAGGCATTGGTGAAGGATTCGATTCTCGACAAGAAAGATTTTCGAAACTTGCCAAAGCAAAAGATGATGAAGAATCTTTAGCATTTGAAAGAGAATTAGGAAAACAGAATAACGTCCCTGATTTTATTTTTGAAATAAAAGATTCTAAGCAAAGACAATTCTGGTTAAAGCATTATTTGAAACCAAAGTCTTTAGGGGAACATGTTTCTGAATTTGCAGGTAAATTATTTGGCAATGGACAATCACAGAATCAATTTCAAGGAAATACTAAACAATCAGAAGTTCCTACTATTATTCGTGGTGCTAATAATCAACCATTAGCAGTTCAAATTGGAAGTCAGATAGTTAATGCTGATGAAATATCTCCTGAGACATTACAAAGTATTGAAATGCTAGAGCAACAAAATGCTCAAGCAGATCAACAAGATTCTACTTTTGGAACTAAAGCAGGAAATATTTTAACTGGATTAGGTACTCGATATGCAGGTCTAAAATCAGGTGGTGATATTACGGCAGCAGGAGTTACAGGAGTACACGCTTTAGGGAATTTAGCAGGAACTGAAGAAGGCAGAGAATCTGAAAGACAGAAATGGGCAGAACGTATAAAAGGATTAAGTCCACAGGAGATAAGTTCATTAGCTTCTGAAGGTTCATTTAATCAATTGGCTAATCCAGAAGAAGTTAGAGAAAGTGCGCGTAACTTGTTACCAACAACTGAAACTATTCAAAAAGGTATAGAGAAAGTTACAAAGGGAACGCCAGTTGAAAAATATGTAGCTTCAAAGAATGAATCTGATCTTCTTAATAAAGATATTGGTGAAGTTATTGCTCTCATATCACGTCCAGGAGAAACATTAGGTGAAACTGCACTTAATATGGTAAAGGGAGCTGGCGCTGTAGTTAGTAGTAAACTTGCAGGTTGGTTGACTGAAAAAGCTACCGGAAGTGAAAGAACTGGGAAATTTACAGAAAATGCAGGATATGTACTGTATAGTTTGTTTCCAGGACTTCCTTCAACGCTTTATAATAAAGCCTATGATCAGTTTAGAGATAAAGTTATAAATCCAGCAGTTGCTCAAGGTAAAACAGTAAATCTGACAAAATATAAACCAGAGCTAAACAAAATAAAAAAAGATATCAGTGATACTTTTAGCAAAGGTTCATTAGCACGCCAACAATTAGATGCAGAAGCTAATAAAATAGAGAAATTTGTAGAAAAGACACCGTCTTCTATTGCTAGAGAAGCAACTAAACATCCTGGAGAAAAATTATTAAATACGATAAAAAATGAGAAAAAGTTAAATACTTTATTAAAAGGTGAACAATTAAGTACGCAAGAATTAGGACAAATTAAAGATTTTATTAAAAAAGTACCAAAAGAATCGGCTAAAGCAAAAGAATCTTTCGAAAAGATTAATCCATTGCAACTTTGGGAAAATGCTAAAAAGATGGGCCAAAGTTCCTATAGAAATGGATTAGATAAGCAAGCAGTTGATTCTGGTCTTTATCAAAAATTAATAGATCTGCAAAAAAAAGCAGTCACTGATTTTGGTAATAAATTTAGTCCTCACGGTGGAGAATTATTAGAAAAAGCTGACAACTTTTATAAAGTATCAAAAGACATACAAAGTTCTATAGATGCTGTTAAAGATAATATATCTGTGCGTAATCTTGGTGTTGGATCAGCTATTTATATGATGAGTAACTTTCCTACTGTTTTAAAAGTAGGTGCTGCTTATGCAGTCTCTAAATTTTTTACTCATATGTTAAAAAGTCCTGCAGTTAGATCAGAAATAACAGAGCTTTTAAAAGCAGGTGCTACTCAGAATACGGTGCTTATAAATAAAGCAATGAATAGATTCAACTCACAAACTGATAGCCAATTAAGTAAATTACCTGCAGAAGATCAAAGAAAGATAAGAGAATTTGCTAAGACAGTAAATTCTGAAGTAGCAAAAGGAAAATCAAAGTAAACTTTGCTAAAGTAAGTTATCATATGTTTCTTCTTGTTCGATGCCTACGTAGAACAAGAAGAAACAAAATATTAAACAAGTTATCATCATTCATCCTCATATTCACAAGCATATTCATATTCTTCTCTATCCCATTCACCATCTCCCAAGTATTCTTGTATGAGTTCTGCTAGAACTTCATCCACAGAACTTTTAGATATATTAGCAGCGTGTGATAATAGTAAGTAAGCTTCTTCTGGAATGTGTACGTTATATTTAACGTTTTTCATCTGTATCTTTCTGATATTCGTCTCGTTGAGACCTGTCTCGTTGAGACTTGTCTTGTTGAGCATTTATATAGTTAACTAATGCTTCTATAACTATCTGCTTAACCGTCCTTCTACACTTTAAAGCGACCATCTTAACATCATTGTGAAACCGTTCACTTACTTCTACTATCAACTGTTTATTACCTATTTTCATTTTTATCTTTCTTGAATATAGAAATATAAGAATATAAGAACTTATGTCGAATGTCAAGTTTATTTGATTTAGAATGTGCGTCGTGTTTTGATGGGTAAAATTTGTATGGTATATACTTTTTACTTATGAGGATACAATGGCAACTAATTTGATCAATGTGGAATATGGTTATGGAATAGGACAAGGTCTTATACCTTTAGCTCCTAGGCCTATTATCGCTCAAAGAGCTCCAACATCTAATGATTTAGCGCAATTAGGAACGGTATGGGTTGATGTTCCAGCATCTACTGTTTATATGCTAGCAAGCATAACTTCTAATGTTCCTGATTGGACAACTTCACCAGGTTCTGGTGTTGGTATATTCACCTCACTTGACGTCGACCCTGGCAATGCTACTATTACCTCTGGTGATCTTACTGTTTCAGCTGGTAATGTTGATATAACTTCCGGAAATCTTACGGTAGGTGGAGGTCTTACTGTTACAGGAACTACAGCTCTTAATGGTGATATAGATATTAATACAACAGCATTATTTGATATTATTTCTACATTAGATGCTGCTCCTTCTATATTGTTAAAATCTGATGGTGGAACTAGTGAACAGATAAAATTACATTCTGCTCAAGGTACTGCTGTAAATAGTATCTTATTAGTATCTGATGCTGGTGGCATAACACTTACATCTAACTTAGCTACAGCTGATGGTATCAATTTAAATGCAGCTGGCGGAGGTGTTGACATAGACGGTGCACTTCAGGTTAACATTGCTTCATCTCAAAATGCTGCCAGTGCGATTGTTATATCGGCAAGTGCAGGAGGTATTGATATTACCGGAGCTGGATCTGCTGGTGAAGATATAGATATAAGCAATACAGCTTCTATTAATTTGATCAGTTCAGAAGCAGTTGTTAATGCCGTTGTCATTACAGCGTCTAATGCTGCAGGTGGTATCGATATTAACAGTGGAACTGGTGGCATGACGTTAGATTCTACTGGTGCTATTTCTGTTGATGTTGCAGCAGCTTCTAACTTTACAGTAACAGGAGCTGGGCAAGATTTAACTCTATCTTCTGTTGGTGGTTCTGTATCTATTCTTTCTACAGAAGATGTTGCTCTTTCTATATTGTTAAAATCTGATGGTGGAACTAGTGAACAGATAAAATTACATTCTGTTCAAGGTACTGCAGCTGACAACATATATTTATTATCTGATGCTGGTGGTATTACTATTTCAGCTTTAGATGTTGTCGATGTTGTTTCTGCTGGAGGATTCAATGTAACTTCTGGCGGATTAACAACGTTTGATTCAGTTTCAGGTTCTGTAGCAACTCCTACTGCAACACTCGCAATAGAAGCAAATATTGGTGCTGCTACCTTTACTGGATTCACAACAGCTGCTGGTTCTGCTCAAGTCTTTACTATTACCAATGCATTAGTTTCTGCAACTTCACGGATACTTGTAAGTGCATGCAATGAAGGTGCTAATGATGCTCAAATGACTATAATGAGAGTTAATCGTGGAGCTGGTAGTTTT